TGGGGTGATGCTCTTGTAGCCTGGATTACTCCACTGATAAGCCCCATGCTCAAAAAGTTGGGTGACCTACTCAAAATTGTAGCTAACTGGATTTTGACAGTGGGCGCTCCCAAATTGGTTGAGGCTGCAGTAAAACTGGCTCAAGCGCTAATCGGGTGGGCTAGTCAAATTACAGGCCCACTGCTAAAAGGTTTAGCCGTCATGCTTTTAGACATAGGCAAATGGGTGTTTACTGATGGCATCCCAGCGTTAGCCAGATTAGGTGTGCAGTTAGGTGCAGGTTTAATAGATGCTCTGGTAAGTTCTCTAAAAGGTTTGGGCACTGCAGGCCTAGATATAGGTAAATCTTTTGCTAACGCCATTATCGGATTCGTTAACAGCAATGTAATCGACTCTATAAACAACCTGCTGGAGTTCACGATAGACCCACCAGGCCCAGGCCCTACATTGACCATTAACCCTCCTAATTTGCCTCACATACCTATGCTGGCTGCAGGTGGCATAGTGACACGCCCAACACTGGCCATGATAGGTGAGGCAGGAGCAGAGGCTGTGATACCGCTGACTGGCCGGAACGCTGGCATGGGCATGGGTGGCGTTACTAATTACATCACTATTAACAGTGGCGCTGACCCACAGGCGGTAGTACGTGCCCTACAGAATTACAATAGAACAGCTGGCCCAGTACCAGTAAACACCAGAGCAAACTGATGGCTAAAACAGCCTGGAATTTTTACAGTGCCAGCACATTAAGTTTTTCTACTTATGTGCTATCTGCCTCATACACCACTGGGCGTAATTCACAATATGACACCTACAGCCCAGGTGGGTTAATTATCACGCTTAATAACAGCACTAACTATGCTGCAAATTTTAATTTATCTGATGAGATACGATTGACAGATAACCTAGTGGGCGCTGTTTTTGAGCAGTTTTTCTGGATTACTAATATCGAATATTTTGATGAGGGTAACACTGGCATGGGTTCTACTGCAGTGCTGACCTGCACAGATTTGTTAGGCAGGCTAGGCCGTACACAAGTATTTGAGCAGGCTCTAAGCACTGATCAAACATTAGATCAGATTTTTAATGAGTTTAATAGCCTAGTGCCTAGCGGTAGTTTCATTTTTGCCACGTCACCTGGCGACAGTACAGCTGCAGGTTTAGCTAGTTTTAGTGGCACAGTTTTAGATCGGATTAATCTAAACATAGCCACTGAGCAGGGTGCCCTAGTGCAGTTTTCTACTGACCTATGGCTATTTGCTAGATCAGATTTAGATTCTGTATTTGGTGGCATCATTTTTGATAGGACTACATCAGGTGCCTACCAAATTGGCTACTCAAGTTTGCAGCGCTCAGGGTTAGGCGAAAACTATATAAATGCGTTTACCGTTACACCTACTGTGGCCACCCCACAAAACGCTGTAAACGCTGCAGGGCAGAGCACATACGGTATTTACACTGGGGAACTGGCCAGTGTCGATAACAGTACGGCACAGGCTTTAGGGCTAGCCCAATGGATGACGTACAGCAGAAATGACCCAGCAGATTTAAGTTTTACAATTACATTTAGCGATTTAGCTAACGATATGTCAGGGTTTTATCAGACTCTAAGTGATAGGCAATTTGGGGTAGCAGTTAAATATAAGGTACCTGCTGGCAGCGTGACAAAAACTGATTACCAGCTGATACAGGGGTGGAGCATGGACATGACCCCAGAGGAAACAGTGTTTACAGTTTTTACTAGCCCATTGACGTTTTACAATTTTTTTACCTTAGATAGCACATATCTGGGTGTCCTAGATTCCAGTCGATTAGCGTGGTAGGTTGAGTTTATGGCAACAGCATTGGGCAGTTTTGTAGTGGGCGAAATCCTGGGGGCAGATGATCTTAATGTCATAGGCACCTGGGAATCTTTTACTGTTACCACCACAGGCTCTGCAAACATGGGATTTACAGGCAGAAAATGTGTGCTAAACAAAATCTGTTTTTTTCAGGTTATTGGTACCGCTACAGGTGCGTGCACCCCACCCTTAACTGTCACTGTTCCCGAAACTATGAGCACCTCTAACAGTGCCGTAAACTTACAGGCTGCCTATTTAGATGATTCAGCTAACGTCTGGTATTACGGGCCAGCCCAGAGGTTAGGTATTAACGGTATTAACACCCGTGTATATAATGCCTCAGCTACTTATCTGACAGGTACAGCGCTTACAAATATCATTCCGTTTACATGGGCTATTAATGATTTGTTTGTGCTTAATGGTCAGTATGAAATCGCATGAATATTACTAATCCACCTAAAGCGCTTATCTTATTGGTGGCGCTTTTGTGCATCACGATTTTGCTAATTTTTGGAAAAGTGACCCAGGAGGCTGGGCTACCTATGATTTCAGCCATAGTTTTTTATGGCATAGGTAATGGGGTAGCTGCCAGAGGTGGCAAAGATTCACCTAAGATATTTGGGCCTAAAAATGACTGAGTACCCTGTCTCACCTATAGTGATGCCATCTGATCTAGCCGGCCAGATGAATGGGCTACTAGCTGCCAAACTGCTGAGAAACATTGACACACCCACCCAGGGCAAAATGCATCATAAAGCTGCTACAGCATTTAAGTGTTTAGCATTAGCCGCATATTTTGAGGGTATTAGTTTAGATCAGGTGGGTGCCTACCGTTCACTGAGCGCCCAGCTCAGCCTGTTTAAAACCCGTTACAGCCTCACCCCACAGGGCCGTAACATCACACGCAAAAGCAATGGGCAAACATTCTATTTACGGGATGGTTTCGCACCCTCATCTAGCCCTGGTATGTCAAATCATGGCTGGGGATTAGCTGTAGATATTGCTAACTGTTCAGGTGCCAGGCTTGACTGGCTACTACTTAACGCTGGCAAATTTGGGTTTACCTGGGAGGTTAAGAATGGGCCACAGGCTGAGGCATGGCACATACGTTACGTGGCTGGGGATACTGGCACCAGAGGCATCAGAAACGCTCTAGCGGTATTCCCAGAGCTGGGTGCTTGACATCCACCTACCGATTAGGTCAAATGTCTAGACCTAAGCCGACACTAGGAGTAAAATGAATCCCTACAAAATCCTTATTAGTTCAGCAGCTTTATGGCTGGCAGGTATAGCCTTATTCGGCAGTGGTGGCAGTGTCATCCCTCCACCTGTCACTACTGCACCACCTGTTTATAACACTGTGGATATTCTGACCACAGAGCAGGCTGTAGAGCGTTTAGAGGCGCTGCAAGTGGTTGAGACCACTACTACAGCCCCAGTGCAAATACCGCCAGTAGAGCACGCTGAGGGCTTAAAGTGTGAGCAGTGGCTACCTACAGCAGTTTTGGCTGGCTGGCCTGATAATCGACAGGTACTAGCCCAGCTGGGTGCCATCATGTGGCGTGAGAGTAGATGCCAGCCCACAGCCTGTTCACCATCAGATAGCGGTAGGCCATGTAGGGATTATGGGCTGGTGCAGGGTAACTGGTATGCACACCATAAATGGTGGGATGAGCTAGGCATCACTGCAGAGCAGATGCTTGACCCTTACACAAATCTGCATTGGGCATGGCTGCTATATTCAGGCCGTGAGGCTCAGGGCAAATGTGGCTGGCAACCCTGGGCGCTCAGCTGTGGCTAGCCGGCCACCCTGGATGGTTTTAGCGGCCTGCATAGGCCATGACACTAACCTATTTTTTCCACAGCCTGGCACCCATCTGAGAAGTGATATACGTGAGGCTAAAAAAATTTGTGGCACCTGCCCAGTCAAAATGGCGTGCCTAAACTATGCCCTAAACCTTGAGCAGATTAGCCCCAGGAGCTGCCCTGGTATATGGGGTGGCACACATGAGCGAGAGCGCTCTCGCATAATCCACCAAATGTGCCACATGGATGAGGTACCATCAGAATTACAACCTACATAGAGGAGCTAAATCGTGGCCGACACTACAGATTTACAGGCGTTCATACAAACCATCCAGGAATTTGAGCGTGAAATAGATTTTATTCGCAACAGCCAAAAAATCCAGCGTGCAGAAATTAAAGCGTTACAGGCTGCAGTATTTGAGATGTCTAGCCACATCCCAGACTGGGTGCTTAGCCTGTCATCTGAGACAGTCGATATCATTATCACTGCAGCGTTAAATGGGCATGGAAAATGAGCGTGCCCACTGAGGCCACCTGCCAGGTGTGCACTGAGCGTGTCACTAGCGAGCAAATCGCATATTACAACCCAAAAAAATGGGTGGTTATGTGCACCAAATGTGTGGGTAATCATCCAGTGATGAAAACCAGCATTTACGCTGTGGAGGTGCCCACATGGAAATGAATTACACCACAGTTAATGAGCGCCTAATTATGGCGCTAGCCAAATACCCTGATTTGCGTATCCAGGAGCACCCCAGTGAGATCATTACTACCGCTAATGGTGAAACCCTTATCTGCACTGTAACCATTTGGCGTACCGTTGATGATGAGCGCCCTGTCATTAGTAGCGCTGCAGAAATCGTGCCAGGCCGTACACCATTCACAAAATTTAGTGAGAGAGAAAATGGGTTTACCTCAGCCCTGGGCAGAGGTTTGGGGTATATGGGATTTGGTATTGATAGGAGTATCGCCAGCGCTGATGAGGTGCAAAACGCTGGGGGCACACTCAAAAAGACTGCTCAGAATGAGTCAGGAGCGCCTACAAAAAGAAATGTGACTGGTAGTCCCACCTTGCCACCTGGGCAAATAACAGAATCACAGAAACGGTTTATTAAAGCGCTGGGGCATACAGGCTCTATGCCTACATCTGCTGGTGATGCATCCACACTCATAGAGAACCTTAAAAAACAAAAAGAGGCAACAGCTGAGGAGCCGTTCTAGTGTTCCCTAAAGAGATTTGGGATGAGTCCTACATCTACAGTTGTAATAAGGATGATTTAGATTTACTGGAATTTATTTACAGTGAAACTGATTACAGCACGATCTTAAAACCTGCAGCATACAAATTAGCGTTAGAGGCAGAGCTGATGGTGTGCCACTGGCTGAGGAGTAACGGTTTGCAGGCCCACTGGCTTAATGGTGACTACACCAGAGATTTAACTGTGGGCAAAATTGATATAGATGTAAAGCACAGAAAATGGGCTGATCGACCACTACAAAATGATACATACTGGGGTTTAGCTACACAGTCATTTGATAACCAGAAAAACGCTATAAAAGTGTTCTGTGCTGTCCGTACTATTGCACCTAAAGAGTCCTACAGCTTTAACGCTGTTGAGATGGCAGGCTGGATGCTCCCCACAGATTTTACTGCCGATATGCCCATCATTAAAGTGGGGGAACAAACCCCAGGCAAAATAGCTGCTACTTATGATATGTACGCTGTGTATTTGGCAGAAATGCGTTCACCACAGAGCTTGATTACATACCTGGAGGCACAGCCATGCTAGAAAAACATTTATTAGCCAACATCATTGAGGTAGCCCAGATGGCTGGCTGGCTAGCGTTTCATCCTGTTGAGGCACAAGTACGCCCAGGTGTATGGGCGACTAACCAGCAGGGTGATAGAGGTTTCCCAGATTTAGTGTTATCGCATCCTGAGCGCCATGAAACCCTGTTTATCGAATGTAAAAGCGAGACAGGTGCCCTGAGCACATACCAGGTGGCATGGCGTAACAGTCTCAAAAACAGTGGGTGTGAATGGTGGCTGATTAAACCCCACGATTTCACTGATTTGGTGGCTAGGCTCACCCATCCGCTAAACAAGGGTATGGCATTTATAGATGAGCTACTAGGTTAGTCATTTAACATAATTTGACATACAACCGATACCAGCAGGCCGTTACATGAGAGGCTCACAGACCCACCCAGATGCAATGGGCTAGGGATGACACACGGCAACGTGGGTAGGCAGTCATGTGGTGTGACTGAGCAGCGTTTCCAAACGGCACAAATGGTGAATGGTTGTCCACCTAAATTAGACAGGCTTCCAGTGCATAGAGGCACGAATAGTGGGGGCACATACCACAAACCCATCACATGACAAATGAGAGCAACTACAGCGGTGCATTTCCGCTGTGGGCGCTAGCGCTCTTGACCTATGCGGTACGCTCTTGACCTATGGATGACAGAAACACTAAAGCGTTTAAGAACGCCAGAGCTGACCTACTCAGAGATGCACCCATGTGCCACTGGTGCGGTATCAAGCCAGCAACAGAGGCCGATCACCTAGTACCAGTCATGCATGGAGGAACACACCATGACGGACTAGTGGCCAGCTGTAAGCCCTGCAATAGTAGGCGTGGAGCACAAGAAATAAATAAGCAAACCAGTGCACGCATCACAGCACGAAATCACGCCATAGGGGCAGTGCTTTTGGATTCGCAAAACCTAACGC